GAAGGGGAGAGTAATATAATTAATACAATGAGTAACATGGGATTTGTATTCCGTGCTGCACCGGGTGTGTCCATAGACTCTGGTATTGCGAAGATCAATGACGCACTTAGCTGGGATGATACAGAACCCATGACTGATAAGAATTGCCCCAAGCTTTACTTCTCTGATCAATGCGAGAATACAATATCTTCCATGCTTGAATATGCTGGGGAGAGTAAGAGTGATTACTTCTCTGACCAAATTGACTGCTTGCGTTACCTATTTGTGAGTGGTGCGGAACATATCACCCATCGTGACATTCAAGTCACAGGTGGTGGTGGGTATTAGATTGACTACATAAGGCTACTTTTGTAGCTTTATGCTACACATGCTCTCTGCCAGCGATCCAGAATTACTCTATGTCTCCAAAGAACCTGACATTGCCTACCTGAGTGAAGCGTACAAACGCACACAAAGTGATTTGGGCGAGTGGTTAGACCGCAGGCAACGGGACTACGATACCCGTCATTGCTTATGGTCTGGCAAGTCGGATGACTTTAAGAAGCACGCTTCACAAAGTTCAACAGGTGAGGTATTTCCTTGGGAGGGTGCAAGTGACCAGGAAGTAAAAATGGCAGATGAGTTAATCTCATGCCGAGTTGCAATGTGTATGAATGCAACAAGACGTGCGCACATTGTAGCCACACCCACAGAATCAAGTGATGTAGAGCGTGCCAATGTAGTGAGTATGTTCCTTCGTTGGTTAATTAATTCCAAGATGCAAGAGTTCTACCCAGAGATTGAACTTGGATTGAATCATTTATTTGAGAAGGGCATGATGGTACATTATTGCTGGTACGAGAATCAAGAACTCAAGCAGCAACAAACCATCAAGCTAGAAGAGATTGCCCAAGTACTTCCACAAATTGCCGGAGCGATCCAGGATGGCAGTATGGATGAGGAGTTAAGTGAGGCACTTAAAACGCAGTTTGATATTAGCAAGTCCAAGGCACGGGCAATGTTAAAGGAAATGCGTAAGGATGGAGAAACCACAGTACCTGTTACTCGCCAAGTTGTAAGTAGACCCAAGATCAAAGCACTTGCACCAGATGAGGATGTATTTTGGCCAAGCTATTGTATCGATCCACAGGAAGCACCATATATGTTTCATGTTGTGTCAATGACACCCGAGCAATTAAAGGCTAAAATTAGTACCGAAAATTGGTCAGAAGAGTTTGTGGATGCTGCTATTGATGTGGCAGGGCAGGGGGAAAACGCAGACGATACACTTTACCAAATCCGAGATGATGATGAATTTACAAGAACGGATGATAATAGCTTGGTTAGAATTGTGTACTGTTATCAAAGATTGTTGGATGAGGATAATGTACCCGGTATTTACTGTACCATTTATCAACCCAACTTACCTGATCTTTATGCCAAGCATCAATTACTTGATTACACGCATGGGAAATATCCATTCGTAGTTACTACCCTTGAGAAAACAAGCAAGAAACTTTACTCGTCTCGGTCATACCCGGAGCTTATCGAAAGCCTTCAGCAAGTACTCAAGGCAGAAACAGATGCAGCGGTTGATGCACAATCGTTAACAACTTTGCCGCCATTAGAACACCCAATGGGGAGAGCCCCCACGAAGTGGGGGCCAGGGGTACGTGTTCCATATCGCACGCCAGGAGAGTATAGATTTGCAGACACACCTCGTGGATCAGCAGTAAACATTGAGTTGCGTAGATATATTGCAGAACAAGCAAATCGATACTTTGGAAGAAACGCACCGGGTGTAGATCCTGTGGAAGCACAGATGAAACAACAGGAGGTAATCGATAAAGTATTTCACCACCTCAAACATGTGCTTGATCAAGTGTACTCGCTTTACCAGCAGTATGGGCCTGACGAAGAATACTTCCGTGTTACAGGAATGCAAGACATGCAGAAGTATGCCAAGGGAAACCCTGGTGAGAGGTTTGATTTTTACATGCAGTTTGATGCAGCCACACAAGATCCAGAGCAAATGCTTGAGCGTGTAAAAGCAATTGCCCAACTTGGCGCACAACTCGACAAGAATGGAACGCTTGATACTGAGCGTTTATTACAAATTGCAGTTGGACAGATTTTACCAGGTGCTGCGGAAAGTATCATGCTTCCCAAAGAAACCGCATCGCAGAAAGCAATGGATGAAGAAAGACAGACCATTGCAGAAATCTATGCTGGTGTACCACCCAATGTTAAACCAAATGATGCCCACGAGATGAAGTTGCAGATATTCCAGCAATGGTTAGCTCAACCCGATGTGGCACAAAAGGTACAACAAGATCCGGCATTACAGGAGCGTATTCAAAATTACCTACAACAAAGACAGATGCAGGTTCAGCAAAAAGCGAACGCTGAAATTGGAAGGCTGGGAGCAGCACCCACACAATTTGGATCAACAGGAGCAGCACAAACAGGAGGATAAAATTATGCCAATGGGGAAAGGAACTTACGGGACTAAGGTTGGAAGACCTAAGAAGAAGATGACTAAAAAGAAATGTGGTGGTCGTAAGAAAAAATGATTACCTACCGCAAAGAGAAATTTAGCGGTTACAATAAACCAAAGCGTACACCAGGTAAGTCCAAGAAGTTTGCCGTACTTGCCAAGCAAGGAGACGATGTAAAGCTTGTACGCTTTGGCGATCCAAAGATGTCCATTAAGAAAAGCCAGCCTGCACGAAAGAAGAGCTACTGTGCAAGGTCAGGTGGGATAAAAGGAAAGACAAATAAACTTAGTGCCAATTATTGGTCACGCAAAGCATGGGATTGTTAGATGTCACTTTATAAAAATATACACGCAAAACGAAAACGTATCAAAGGTGGAAGCAAGGAGGAGATGAGAAAGCCCGGAACAAAAGGCGCACCCACTGCCAAGGCATTTAAGAAAGCAGCCAAGACTGCAAGGAAGCGTAAGTAATGTGTCCCACCTGCAACGAGAAGTGTATTGGATCGTCCTGTTGGTCATGTTCTTTATCGAGCGAGATGTAATCATGGATACATTATTTATAATGATAGAATTAATATTTGAACTAACACAATGAGTCCCCGAAAAAGAAAAACCTACCACGATATTGACCCCGATGAAGCAATCCAGGCATTATCTATGTTAAAGAATGACCCTCACTTTAAGCAGTATATATTAATGCGTGAAGCAATGAGGGAAGAAGTCATTAGACAGTTGCAGACAAAAGCAATTATCGACTGCACAAATCGCCATTACATGATGACAGGTAAGCTTGAAGCAATCGATGAGGAGTTAGATACCTTTTACAAACTTTAGTTGGTATATAGTAGTTAGTATAAAGCCCTTGCGACTTTTTGGGGATTAGGTCGTAAGGGCTTTTTTATTGCCCTTTTTGCTACATTAGGCTACATTTTGCTACACTAGGTACTTTATACCTTGATCTTATGGAAGCAATTCAAGAAGAGGTTGTCTCAGAATCCTCCGAAAATTCTGTTGATAGTTTAACGTCTGGTGAAGGTAACCTAACAATGGCAGAACTCGCATCAAGTTTGATGCAGAAACGCCAAAGCGAGGATACTGAAACCACAACCGAAGAGGAATCTGAACCCGTTGCACAATCTACGGAAGAAGAAGAATCAGAGGATCAGTCTGCTGAAGAGCCGGAAGAATCAGATGAGGAATCAACTGAGCCGCCCGTACAACCTTCAGATGTTCTTTCTAAGTTTAAAGACCTGGATTTGGATACGTTATCCGAGGAGGAGTCTAAGGAATTAGCCAAGCATCTTAATGCTTCTGCAATCAAGCGGTTTGGAAAGCTTACCGCCCAGAAGAAAGCACTGCTAGCCGAGAACCAAGAACTCCAGCAGCAAGTTGAGCAAGCACCCGTGCCTGTTGAACAACCTGCATTCCTAAAGGATAATGCCCTGCACAATGTCAACGATGTCAATGCACTCGCAAAGGAAGTAGATAACCTCAACACGCTCATGGAATGGGCAGATGAGGGGATGGAAAACGAAGTAGAGTATGATGACGCTGGCAATGAATATGTGGTAAAGGATGGAGACAAGACTTACACCAAAGCGGATCTCAAGAGAATCAAAGCGAATGCAAAAAAGATCCTTCGCAAAGATGCTCCAGCAAGACAGAAGTGGATACAGGAACGTCAACAATCCGACCAACAGGCAGTACAAACTTTCGAGTTCCTAAGTGACGGAGAAAGTGAGGACTACCAATTATTCATGCAGGTAAAGCAAAGCCCACTTTACAAACCATTAGTTGACCACCTACCCAATAGCAATTTTGCACTTGGACTTATGGTGGAAGGATTAAAGGCAGTAAAGGCAAAGCAAGCCAATGCAGGTCAACCCAAGAAATTGAAGAAACCAACTGCTCCTGTCGCATCGGCAGAAGCAGGTGCAAGTAAACCAAGAACCGAGGGAAGTAAACAGAAGAAGGCTATACAGGCAGCTCATGCCAAGTTCGAGAAATCGGGTAACATAGCAGACTACCAAAATTACATAAAACTAAAGCGAGCAATCGCATAAATTTAAAACAAAAATAGGAGAATATATAAAATGGCTAAGAGTACAACGTACAATACAAGCGGCAATAAAGAGGATTTAACTAGCATAATCTCAACGTTAGAGCCAGAGGCTAGTCCCTTTGTTTCATTGATGAAAAAGGGAAAAGCAACCGGGACATTCTTTGAAATGCAAGTTGACCGACTCAACTCGCCCGATTTTTCTGGAATCGAAGAAGGAGAAGATGTTACCGCATTTAAGAATCAATCTGCTGACCGCGCTCGCATCGGGAATTATATACAAAAGTTCCGTGATACATTCATGGTGTCGGATCTGCAAGAGATGGTGGATACTGCTGGTGTCGCATCTGAATTTGCAAACGCTGAGTCTAAAGCCGTACGCAACGTAAAACGCAGTATCGAATCTGCATTTTGTTCTTCACAAGATCGTCAAGCAGACGCTGGAGCAGGCGCACCTTACAAAACACGAGGCATGTTAAAGTGGCTTGGAGTGGGTGGACAACCTTCCGACGTTCCTACATTCGCACAGAATGTTGCTAATGACACCACAGGCACACAGACCGAAGCTACTTTCAATAGTGTTCTCCAAGAACTCTACGAAGCAAACGGAATGCCCGGTGGACAGTTGACCTTACTTGCAGGCCCAAGTCTCAAGAAGGAGATCAGTAACTTCTCTCGTCAGCAAGCAGCTACCAACGGAACTTACGTTGTAAACCAAGACGCAGAATCCAAGAAGATTACACTTTCAGTGAACATCTATGAAGGTGATTTCGGAAATGTGGCTATCGTTCCATCTTTGTTCATCAATAGAACAAGCGGAAGTGACACAGTAGACGCAGACGCAGGTCTCTTAATTGATCCTGAGTATGTATCCATGATGTCCTTGAAAGCTGAGTCTGTAACTGAGCTTGAGAATCAAGGAGGTGGAAGACGCGGTTTTGTAGATGTCGTTGCTGGCCTCGCGTGCCTCTCGCCTGTTGCGCATGGGTATTTCAACTAATTAGTTGCACAATAACATTAAACATAAAGGAGATTTAAGATATGTCAGAATTATCAAATAATGAAGCAGGTAGAGGTTTTACACATGTATACACCGCTACTTATGAAGATCTACAAACAATCGGTAATGGTGGTCAATTGACTATCGCTACTATTCCTGCAGGTGGTGCAGTTGAACTTGCTGGTGTATACGAAAGTGTCGCATTTGCAGGTACAACCTCGCTTGTCATTGACGTAGGAACAACTGCTGGTGACCCAGATGAGTTTATCGATGCTCTTGATGTCGATGCCATGTCTGCCCCTGTATTCAATACAGGAGATGCATTCACAGGTGGTCAGTCACAACCCGTTGGTGGAACAAACACCGCAGCTTCAATTATCTTGGAAGTAACAGATGCAGCGATTGCATCAGCTACTGCCGGAGAAATTGTTATTGGATTACGTATCGTTGATTTAGGTCAATTTGCTTAATTGCAATTAGGATTTGGGGAGTAGTCTGCGTAGCGGGCTACTCCCTTTTCCACATCTTTTTATTATGGCAGAAATATTCATACCCAAGTGGCAACCATCTCAAGGTAATGGTTCGCAATTTATGAAGAACTTAGAGAAGCACCTTCGTTACGAAGTTGACCTTGAAAAGTACGAAGCAAAGAAGCGTGAGCTTGAGTGTGGAAAAGAGAATGGAGAAGGTGGACAAGTCGAGGGACTAGGTCAGTTAAAAGGTACAATACCTGCACGCGAATACTTTCGCTGGCATCAAGACAAGCAAGGATGCTGGGGCGATAAGCAATTCACTAATGAGTTCTTTCGTGACAACCCACATCTTAAAGCAAAATCATTTACCAAGAAGACCTTCGTATCTGGAGGCTTTAACGAACCAAGCTTCGCATGAGGAAAATAGCAGTAAGCACCATGTTGTCCAACCTAGTAAGTATGGTTGGCGTGGATTCTTTTCTTACTGCTGAAACAACTGCTGCCGTACGCAGCTTTAATCGATTTGGCAAGTTAGCCTGGGATCGTACTGCATGGCCATTTAACTCGGTCATCTCACAAGTTATCCCAGACCTTCGAGTACGAAGCGTACAAGTAAGTAATGGAGGAGCAAGTTATTCATCTGCACCAACAGTTGGATTTAGTGGTGGAGGAGGAAACTCCGCAGCAGCTACTGCCACTATTAATGCAGATGGAGAAGTAAATGGAATTGCAGTGACCAACAATGGCACGGCTTTCACAGGAGTACCCACAGTCGCACTAACGAGTGGTGGAGGAAGTGGAGCAACTGCAACTGCAAGCATGTTATCCTACATCGATTTTGGAACAACGATCAGTGAGATATTCCGGGTAACTGAGAATGATCCTTATGGAAGTGGAAGCACACACAATTTAGCATTTAGAAATATATCAGACGCAAGTGGTAGTACAGATTACGGAGAAGCAATTCTACCAGACCGAGCAAGTAATGCACCTGTATGGGTACACTACCGGGCAGGCTTTCCAGACTATGCAAGCGACTCAACAGTATTCCCATACATCTTTAGCGAGTACGCAATAATAGGCGCACAGGGCGATTGGCTTTCCGCTGACGGCCAGCAAGACAAGGCAAACGTTATCTACCAACAAGCAGAAGCAATTTTACAAAGCGAGTTAGACAAACTCGAAAGACAAGAAGGACAGACTCAACCAGTTGAATTTATTACTTACGGAACAACTGCCGTTAGCTCGGCATAAAAGGAACAAACATTATGGCATCAGAATATCGAGGTTTAGGATTAAACGGAGGCGAGTACATCAATGATACTGCTGCGCACGCAGGTAAATTCTTTGCAGTTCTTGCAACAGAAGACACAGTCATTGCGAGTATTACAAGTAACATTGAAAACTTGTCTGACATAACTAACTCACAGGACGCAACTACCCTAACTGCAAATACTGCAATTTATGGAAACATAAGTTCCATAACACTTACAAGTGGTGCAGTTATAGCGTACAACATTTAATGGCACTTACACTCGATCTTAATCTTAGCGTAGGACGCGCTGGCACAGGAAGTGGAACTCCACCCTTTGGGCCAAACCTTGTACTGCTTACACAGGCAGGTGCATTTATGAAGACCGAGGATGGATTTTTTTTAGAATTTGAACTTTAACCCAATTATAAAATGGCGAATAAAAAGATAACTGCATTAGATGCTTTAGGGGCAACACCTGCAAATGATGATGTATTACCCATCGTGGATGTTAGCGGAACTGCAACAACAAAAAAAGTAACAGTTGCCAACCTAGTAGCCGCCGCCCCACAAGGAGATTTACTCGCATCGAATAATTTATCCGATGTTGCGAATGCCGGAACGAGTCGGACAAATTTAGGACTCGGTACTGCGGCAGTCGCAAACACAGGAACATCGAATGGTAATGTTGTTGTGTTGGATGCAATTGGGTTGCCCGAAGTTGATGGGTCACAGTTAACCGGGATCAGTTCAGCGGTAACTGCAAGCGATTTGCGAGGCACAGCTAATCCGCATATTGGAGCATTTCCAAATCAGTCATTCTTGGTTGTAGATAATCCTTCTCAGTCGGTAGCAGTAGTTAGTGATAGTGATGGTAACTTAGACTTTGTAGTTAAAACAGACGCATCAAAGGCATACTTAAATACTCCATCAGGAAGACTAGAATTAACAACAGGTGTATCGGTATCGGAAGATGCAACTGAACCTGATATTGAGATTACCACCACATCAGGGACTTACTCTTTAATCACAGGTGATTCAGATGCTTTAGGTGCAAATGGATTACCAATCAGACAAGACTTTAACGCTCCTGATATAGGAGCAAATCCAGCACCACTCTTAATATCAGGTGGAACAATTTCTTAAAACTTAACAAACAAAAATTATGGCAACAGTATATATTAAACCAGGAACAGGGTCAGGGTCAGGAACATTAGCCGATCCCTATTTTTACGATCAATTAAATACGGCAGAAACTGCCGCTGGGACTGATGGGACTGTTTTGTTCACGGATGGTGCATATGATAATTCCTTAACATTTGATGCAGGGATAAAGTATGAATCTTTAAATCCTCAAGGTGCGGTTATCGGTGACTCAGCAGCAACTTCACCATATCTTGAGACTATAGGAAATACTTCCAATAATACATCAGTTGCGTGGTCTATTAAGAATTTTAAGTTTTACAACACTCGCTTTAGGATGCACAAAAACCTATCGGGTACTAGCAATGTTTTTTCTGGGAATACTGTAATTACTACTTCTACAGTTACGGCAACTTACGCTGATGTAGGTGTGTATGATAGTTATAGTGCAGGGAGCGGAGACGTACAATTTCATAACAATTCTACTTTATACCGCTCAGTAAGTGGGGATGCAATTGTAACACGCTATATTAATACATTCGACATACAGAATTGTACGTTTGCTTTTTTGTTCGCTAATTCGACAACAAGAACATTGACAGGTGGGTTTCCAAGCGGAATGAAGAATTGTATTTTTTCTAGTGACGATGTTTCGGCTTTTCCATCAGGATTAAGTTTAAACACGAAAGCTACATTTAGTTGTTTTTTCCAATGTAACACTGATAATACTGCAAGTGGAACGAATATAAATGATGACCCACTATTCGTAGACTCCGCAAATGGTGACCTTCGCCTTCGCCCATCCTCTCCTTGCATCAACGCTGGTACAGCCTCCTAAGTCATGGCACAGCAAAAGTTAGGACGCAAGGATTACTCCATCGCTGTTAAGACAGGGACGGATGCTAATAAGACGAAGTTTGCTAAGGAGGCTACGCAAGGTGAATACTACTTTGCTACTGACACTAAGAAACTTTACCTAGCTGAAACTACTGCTGGTGCTTCCGATTCTACTTTAGCTGAGTTTACACCATCTGCTACTGGTCAATGAAGTTAGGTCATAAAGATTACACCATCGCTGTTAAAACAGGGACTGATGCGAACAAAGCAAAGTTCAAGAAGGAATGTGTACAAGGTGAAATATATCATGCCACAGACACAGGATTCTTTTACATTGCTGAAGTAACTGCTGGTCTGAACGATGCGACTTTGAGTAAGTTTGGAGCAACTGCATTTCAAAACCAATATAGCGTAAGCTTTGATGGAAGTGATGACTATGTTGATACAGGTTCAACCTTCCAATCAACTATTCGTGGAGGTTTTACCTATTCACTTTGGCTAAAATTGTCTTCCCTAGGTGATGCGTCTTCATATATGTCACCTTTTGGGTCATGGGACGATAGTGCTGACCAGAATGGATTTTATATAAGCAATGCAGTGAATAATGGTAATCTAACTTTTAGGTTAGAGGTTGGAACTGCAAAAATAACTTGCAATGCCACTCCTGCTAGTGGGTGGAATACCTCAGATTGGTTTCATATTTTAGTTGCGGTTGAACAAGACAGTTCAAATGTCGTTGGAAAAATGTACATCGATGGGGTTTATAAAATTTCATCGACTATGTCGGCAACATTAACTAATTTTGTTTCTAATCGATCAATTTATGTAGGTGCGAGAAACCGAACAAGTGGTAGTAATCTTTATTTCCCTGGACTTATTGATGAAGCTGCAATCTTTGACTCGGCTCTGTCAGACGGAGGGGTATCGATAGGTGCGGAAGCAGGTGGCGATATAGGAGACATTTACAATGATGGTGTACCTAATGATTTAGGTTCTGATGGTTTAAATTTAAGTCCCGTTGGCTGGTGGAGAATGGGAGATAACGATGGGGGTACAGGCACAACTATTACAGACCAAGGTAGCGGAGGTAACAACGGCACACTTACTAACGGCCCAACCTTTTCAACTTCAGTACCATCTTAATAAATTAAATAAATTATGAGCAGAAAATATGTAATAATAAATGCGGACGAAGTAGACTCCGTTAATTTTGACCAAGTGGATGAGACTAGTTCCGATACAGTTAGATACTCAACCGATGGTTCTTTGACTTTTGTTAAGTTTGACACGGACACAACACCCTCCTTCTTGGATGGCAAAACACAATACACTCACTCAGAAATTATATCTGTATTAGCCACGGATGAGTGGTCATCTGACGAACCTATCTAACCTATGCAAGAAACAGCCCAAGGCTTATACCACTCCTTAGAGAACCAACGGTGGTCATTCTTGGATGGAAAAACGCAATACACGCATTCTGAAATACTCGCAATTCTAGCAACAGACGAGTGGACTGACCCTAACTTTCCACCCGAATGATCTACACCGCCATAGTCCTTTTGCTTGTCTGCCTAACAGGATGCAGTCTGCGCTCCACCTACCCAACACTTGGAGCAATTGCAGGTGGTGGAGTGGGGTCACTAGGTGGCCCAGGTATAGCAGCACTTGGTGCTGGCATTGGTGCAGTTAGTGGTGAGGCAATCAAAAACAAAGATGCCCTCATCGAAGCAGAAGAAAAGCTCGATTTACTTACACACGGAGATGTGAGCGAGCTTGTTGCAAAAGGCATGGAAAGTCACAAAACAGGTTTCGATGCCTTCACCTCCTACATAAAGAAAATTCTAATCGGAGCGGCCATCCTCCTCGGAGGCTACCTCGCCATTCCAATCTTCGTGGCAAAACGAACTGCCCGTCAATGCTCCCAAACCGAAGCAATTAAACATCAAACTCGCGCACCATTCCCCGTAAAACCACCCTCCCGAAATGAGAAATCTTGAATTACTAAAAGACAAGTTCTTGGACATGTCGAAAAAAGGTAAAATGATAACCATATTTGCATCACTTGTCGTTGGTATCGTCATATTAGATTGGCTTTTCTAATGATAGACCGGACTGCAATTCTTGGCATGAGTGGTACAGTTGCCACTTTTGGTCTAGCACATTTGGATGATTTATTCGGATGCATCGCAGGTGTCATCACCATTATTTACATGGGTAGAAAACTCTACCTAGAAATAAAGAACAAGTGAATGGCACGTTATCGCACATCAGGTAGATTAGATGACCAAGTTCTTACAGATGGAGATCGTGGATTTCGTGGTAT